CACGCCACACTAAACAAAGATGTAGGCTTTAAGAAAGTCATATACAGCAAAAAGGGAACGAAGGTAAAAATCATCAGTGTAAGTGGAAACGCTGTGATTTACGAAACAGAAAACGGAAAACGCTTTCCGTGTAACATTAAAGATTTAGACGAAAAAACAAAGTGAAAGATATGAAGTATACAGGCTTTATAAATAAGGAAGATGATGTATTAGAGGTATATGTCAATCCTGATAACAATTTATATCTATGCATTAGACATGAAAACAATAATGGCGTAGAATACATTGTAAAAGTAGAAACAGAAGATATAGCGACACTAATAAAAACCCTACAAGAGGCAAGGGAATATTTAGACAATCAGTCAGAAACGCAGGAATAACAAAGCAATGGCTTATATAGAACTAATAAATAACTTTTGGAGATTGAATAAGGAGCATTTATTCACTGCCTACGAAGCACAAGTATACTTCAAGTTGTTGGATACCTGCAATAGTTTAGGGTGGAAAAATCCGTTTAATCAATCAAATTCATTCATATGCGCAGAATGTGGTATGAGTGAGCCGAAACTTATACAAGTTAGGAATAAGTTACAGCAGGTGGGTCTGATTAAATTTGAGAGTGGAAAAGTTAAGCGACAATTATCAACTTATGAAATTTTAGGCTTAACGACATTTAGCCAAAACGATAACCTAAATAGTAGCCTAAATGGTAGCCTAACCGATAGCCTAAATGGTCAAAATCGTTTAGACAACATAAGATATAAGAATAATAATAATACTATACACATAGATAATAATATTCTTTTCGAGCAAATTAAAAATTTGCCCGAGTATCTTAAAAATTTTCAAGGGAATAAACTTTATCTCTTCGTGGCTTATCGGTTTTGGGAATTATGGAAAAAGGAAAACCCTACCAATCTCACAGTGAAGAACGCTAATGTTTCCAAGTGGTATCATGAAGTTCGTAAAATCGTAGAAATAGACAAAACCACGATAGAAAGGCTGATAGGTATCTACGCCTACTTTAAGCAAATCCAAAAGGGAGAGGCTGGTTTTAGGCGATTTTGGTTTGATACGATAAAATCCATTCACGGCATCAGGAAGAAGAACAAAGCAGGGGAATACTATCTGGACAGGATTATTACCGAAGTAAATGAAGAGCTGGAAAGAAACGAGGATTTTGAAAGGCTGGTAGTGGATTTAATCAAAAAAACGAAAGGATATGCAGAAAGCAAAAAGATTGGAAAGGATTAAACCAAAAACATCCACGCAAACAAACAGAAACCTATTAAATTTTAATTCAAATTGTTTTTTCGTGTGTTTGGTTGGTTTAGGAAACAAAATGTGTTTTTAACACCTTAAAACAATTTTATCAAATGAGAGCAATAAGATACCTAAAAAACAGATTTGAGTTTGCTGCAAAGAATGGGAAACCGCTATACATCAACCAAAACGATGTGGATGCTCTTAACCAAATCATAGAGTTTGCCAATGGAAAGCCGAAAAACACCGCGCTGGAAGATAGTTTGATGCTGTTCTACCTTCTTCAATATTGGAAAGTAGAAAACATAGAAAACCAAAAAATAGCATTAAAAGAAGCCAAACAAGGTATTTTTGAAATTACTGGTCCTGATATTATCCTTCAAAGATTATCTATGCTGATAGACCCTAAAAATGAGGTTATTAAGATGATAAAGGATGAATTATGGTTTCTTCAAGCGCTGAATGGAATACCAGAAGAGAAAAGAATACCAATCGAAGCTGTTGATAAATTACTGAATGAAGTTTTGGAAATGGCAAAGAACAAATTCCCACTGATGAGGGAGCTAAACAAACACGAGGTCAGATATGTTTATTGAACCTATAAAACTAAATAATATCCCAGAAGCAGAATGTGATGTTCTCAATCTTGAAGATTTTAAAATCAATCCTGATGAGGACATTCCAGAGCCGATACCGATTTTGCACACTTGGGATGAAAGAGGAAACCTCCTGCCGATATTCACAGAAGATAACATCTCTATGATTCAAGGAAAGGCAAAATCAAGAAAATCAACCTTTATCAGGGCGATAAGCACGGCAGTGATGGGTGGTAAATTCGGAGTGTTGGAATGCACCTACCGAAGAAACAGAATGGCGATTTTTGACACAGAACAGGGCGCTTATCATTGTTCAAGAGCAGTGAAACAGATTAGACAATTAAGCGGAAGAAATGTTGATTATTACAAACTCGCAGGGCTTCCAGTAGCAAGTAAAAAATACTTGGTAGAAACCCACTTAAAACAGAATCCAGATTGTGGATTTGTGATTTTGGATAACATCGTGCATTTCCTGCTGGATTTTAATTCATCAACCGAGAGTTCAGAACTTAACGAATGGCTGATAAAACTCAAAGGAGAGTATAACACCCACATTTGTGTTGTACTGCACGAAAACGGAAGTGATATAGGAAATGGAAAGGCAAAGGGACATATCGGAACTTTACTTGAAAACACCTGCGAAACTATCATCCGAGTAGAAAAAGACAAAGATGACAGAGGGCAGAGTATCATAAGCCCAAAGGCAATGCGAGGATTGGAATTTAACCCTATTCTGATGCAGGTAGATTATCAAGGAGTACCTTATCTCTCTTGGTATGAAGAAACAGATAAACCTAAAAAAATGAGATTATGACACTGGAAGAACTAAAAAAAGACCCTATGAAAGTAATTGAAAAGGTCGCTAAAAGCAAAGACATAAATGCCTTTATAAAAGCTTATGAGGAGCAGAGAAAACGACAACGAAAAGGATATAAAGAAACAGAAGTAGCAAAAGGGATATGGATATAGCAAAACAAAAAGCCGAAATACCTGATGGATATATCACAAGCGCTTGTTTATTTGGTAGATTTTATAAAGAAATGAGCCAAAGAAGAAGCAAACTTGCTGTGAGAGAATATAAGTCTATTAAGGGAACTAAAAAGATTTGGAATAAAGAGGTTCAAGAATGGGATGAAAATTTGTTCAATGAGTTGGTTGAGCAATATACTGACAAAAAAAAATACTTCAGAATAGAGTCTGGAATGCCTGATGGACACATCACAAGTAGTCACTTGTTTAAGGAATTCATTAAGCGGTTGAGTTATAGGAAAGGCAAAATTGCAGTGAGGGAATACAGAGCAATTAAAGGGTATAAAAGGCTTGGCAGGAGTATAATCCAAGAATGGGACAAAAGCCTATTCGATGAGTTGGTAGACAAGCACATCACAATAAGGGCAGCCAAGAAGAAAGAATACAAACAGCGAGAGATTTCACAAGGCTACATTATCGCCACCCAGCTATTTGATAAGTTTTCCAAGATTTTAAAGCCATCAAAAGGCAAAATGGCTTTGACTGACTACCAAGCAGTGAAGACACCTCAAAAATACGGAAGACACCAAATTCAAGAATGGGATGAGAAACTATTCCAAGAGTTGGTTGAAAAATATGAGCCTAAAAAGAAAGAAGTTGTCAAGAAAGTTAAAAAGCCTATAATCCACGCTGGATTAAGCGAAAAAGAAATCCTTGAAAAAGCCAAAAAACTAAACCGAAAGGTAAAAGTCGTTCCAATGGGATATTCGCCATCTTGGGAGCGAGAGAAGAAGATAATTATCGCTAAAAAGGAGCAGATAGACAAGTCGGCATATAAGCCAAAAGATTGCAGCAAAGGCTTACGAGTGGAACGAGGAGATTTTCAAAGAAGTAACAAGCAATTATAAACGAAAAAAGAGATACAAGAAATGATAGTAATAACAACAATGCTGATTCTTTCCGTAATCATTGTGATTATAGCGTGGCATCTTGATGTTAAGATGCTGGGAAGTCAGATAGAAGAATTAACCGAAAAATTAGAACAATATGAAAGTAATAAAACTTATAGCGCTGGTGCTGTTCCTATGCAGCTGCAAAGCGAAAGACCCTTACAGACAATTCAAAAAGGAGATAAAAAATAAACCAAGTAAAGAACAAGTAAACAACATTTAGCATGAACATAGCAGGAATGCATCTTACTGATTTTCATAAGAAAAAACTAATCAAAGATGCTAAATATGAACAAAAACAAAGACAAAAAGCAATAGAAAGCCTCACAATAGAGGAACATGTAAAAGTGCGTTCTATCATGTCTCAGCTCTATTGCACCACTGCCCTGCAAATCGCCCTGATAGATGAGCTTAACGAAATGAAATTCACCCTGAAATACCCATTTATTCAGGACTTTATGCGAGGAATGGAAAAACTCAATACCGACCTCTACAAAATCGCTGTAAAATCCGAAAAAGATGATTTGAACAGGCAGGAATTTGAGAAAATGATGAGCAACATTATCGGAAAGATGCCAAAACTGAATATGAAGCAATTAGAGGTATTGGAGGAATTTATAAACAATTTAAAACATAAGAAGTAAACAGATGACTTACGGATACATTAGGGTTAGCACAGATAAACAAGATACAGAAAGTCAAAAATTAGGAATAAAAGAAAAAGCAAAACAATTAGGACTAACAATAGATGAATGGATTTCTGATGATGGCGTTTCAGGAGCAAAAGAACCCGAAAAAAGACTGTTAGGAATACTGCTGGGGAAAGTAGAAAAAGATGATGTAATCATTGTTTCAGAAATATCAAGAATAGGAAGAAAACTATTTATGATATTTAGAATATTAGAGGAACTTATGGAAAAAGGCGTTAAACTTTATTCCGTAAAAGATGCTTACAGCTTAGATAATACCTTAACCTCAAAAGTTTTAGCTTTTGCATTTGGTATAGCAGCAGAGATAGAACGGGATATGATTCAAAAAAGAACAATAGAAGCCCTCGCACGAAAAAAAGCAGAGGGGGTAATATTCGGAAGACCAATGGGGAGCAATTCTGGGGGGCGAAAACTGAAAGGAAAAGAAGAGGAAATACAAGCTTATTTAGATGCTAAGGTAGGATTGTCAGCTATTGCAAGAATATTTAAAGTAAGTAGGGAAACAGTACTTCGTTTTATAAAAGAGAAAGGGCTAAACTATTGTATTGATAGTCGCTTTGTAGTACAGGCTGAAAGAATAAATAATTCTGAAAATTCACCCAGAAAAATCTCAGAAAAAAAATCATTGTTTTTAATCCCCAAAAAAGAAGAAATCATCAAGCTTATCGACCAAGGTAAGGGATGTACTGAAATTTCAAAAATAATATCAAATGAAGAAAATAAAATCTCTGCTAATGGTTTAAAAAGTTTCTTGATTAGAGAAAACATGTATGATTACTTTATTAAAACAAATGCTAAAATTAGGATTGAAAAGAACAAAAACTCGAAAGAATATAACGCTGAAAAAATAAAAAAATATGCAGGAATTGATTGATTTAACAAGATACTTTATATACAATCCAACAATTTGAAACACAAGAAATAAAAAACAATGGAAACAATTAACAAATAAAATCAAATAAAAATGGCAGAAATCGTAGAAAACAGCAAAGGTTTTAAGGTAATTAAGATGAGTTCAGTAGAAGTTAATCAAGTTTTTGGAGGAATGGGAATTTGTGATAGCTGTAATACCACTCCAAAAGAGGGTTATTATATCGCAGTTTTGAATTATTGGTATTGCGAAAAGTGCTACAAATTATTTATAGACAATGCACATAACTATCCAGAAGATAGAGAAATAGAGAGTAATAATTTTGAAAGAGTAATTAATCAACTTAAATAGAAAACATCATCAGTGCTATGCCACAGCTGAGCAATAAACAGCTGGATGTATTGGAAAATTTTATAAACAATTTAAAACATAAAAAATGACCATCGGACAAAAAAGATGCTTCTCAAAAAGCGGAAAAATAGAACCGCTGATGATAGAAGCCACACGAAGAAGAACAGCACAAATTATTGATGCTTTGGAACAAGAAAAAGGCGACAAAAACGCCGCCTCAGCAAGTGAAGAAAAGCAAAGGCTTCTCTCTATTGCACAGGATAAACTGGAAGAAGCATGTATGTTCGCTGTAAAGGCACTATATACGAAATAATATTAAAATGAAAATATCACTATTTACAACTGGCTTTACACAGGTTTTTCTTGTGGTGTTGAACACTTACTTCATCACAAGGGAGTTCCTGCTTGGAATTATAGCGTGTGGCTTCTTGATTAGTTTTATTTGGAGCCACAATGTTAAGAAAGTAGCTTTCGGGAGCGAGTGGGACAGAATAGTTTATGCTCTTGGAGCTATGGCAGGAAGCGTTGCAGCTTTCTACTTTGGAAAATGGATTTATTAAACAACTTTAAAATAAACGAAATGGAAACAATTAAAAACATATCAATATCTGTGAACTATACATTGAATTTAAAAGATATAAAGGTAACAAAGCAAGTAAAGGAGCAATTAGAAGAATTATTTCGTGAAGGAAGAACTTTACATGAAACCAATCCAAACATTGGATATGAAGATGTTTATAATTGGTTGATTGAGCAAACTAAAAACCAAACCGAAGCAGATTACTTCCATTTCAATGTGGATTGGATTGAAACAGAAGAGTAAACCTTTCAAATAAGTAACTTACTAAATAGTAACATTAAAGATAAATAAGATGGAAACAAAAGAATTTAAAATTCAGGTGCCAGAGGGCTACGAAATAGATAAAGAAAAGTCAACTTTTGAGAAAATAGTTTTTAAGAAAGTTGAAAAAGAACTTCCAAAGAGTTGGAGAGATTTAGAGGAAATTAGTGGTTTTTATATAGATAAATACAGTAAAGTTAGTTCTTCTTATATTTATAATACTGATGAAGAAAATAAAAATGTTTTTCCTACAGAAAAAGAAGCTAAGGCATCTGTAGCTCTTGCTCAACTATGTCAGCTAAGAGATAGATATAATGATGGCTGGAAGCCTGATTGGATGAATAGTGCTGAAAAATATATTATCTACTTTTATAGAAATGCAATTTGCTGTGATACTGCATATACATTGCATAAAGTTTTGGCTTTCAAAACAAAAGAACTTAGAGATAAGTTTTTAGAAAATTTTAGAGATTTAATTGAAATAGCAAAACCATTATTATGACAAACTACGAAGAATTTTTAGTTCCTGTTGAAATAGCAAAGGAACTTAAAGAAATAGGATTTGACAAGCCGTGTTTGTTTGACTACCGAAACAACAACATCTATTTGGAAGGCTCTGCAAGTGTAGGATTTACACTCGACCCTAATAATGCGGATTTTGTTGCAACCATAGAACAGTTATGTGGGGTTTCTAATCAAGATGCGGTAGGCTTGGTAACAGTTCCTACCTATGAACAGGTATTTGGTTGGTTTAGGGAAAATGGGTTATATGGAAACATAGAGGCAGGAAGTAAATACAACTCTATCTACATTTTTAGTGACAACGATTTAGATATGGGAAGTAACATTTATCCTACCTATGAAGAAGCAAGAGAAGAGCTGTTAAAAAGGTTAATTAAAATCTATAAAGAAAATATTTAGATATGAGAAAGTTTTTAGTTTTTGCTTTAATTGGAGGTGTGTTATATTTAATAACAATCCTCGCTTCTAAGGAAATATCCAAATGTGAAGAAGCCAGAAGAACAGGTATTTTAGTAGATGTAATAAAGGAAGATAGAAGGTCTTACTCGGAATACTACTCGGTATGGAAGTTAGGTAATAGATATATAACATGCGACTCAGATATAGTTGAGTATGCGGTCTTTAATAGAAAAAGAAAATAATATTATGAAATACAAAATAACTTATAAATACAGCGTACACTTTCCCGACCCGAGAAAAGCACTCTCCTTTGTTCGTGAAATGGATATTGAGGTTAAGGATGAAAAACAGTTGTATAAGGAGTTAGAGCGTTTAGAGGACAAAGGTAAACGAGAGGTAATAATCATTAAAAAAATATAAAATGAAAAAACAAATATTTAAAGTAGGAGACAGAGTTTTTGATATTAGATTAGGTTGGGGAGAAGTTACTCATGTGTATGCATCTGGTTTATATACTATTAAAGTAAATTTTGATTCTACTAGAAATACCATATTTTTTACAGAAGATGGTAAATATGAACATAGAGACCCAATATCAAGACTTTCATTCACAGAATATAATCTAGTAAATGGAGGATTTAGCCAAGAAAGACCTATAAATTATGAAGAGTATTTAGGAAAATGGGGAAAGTTTACAGATATATCCAATAATAATGACTTCGTGATAGGCAGGCTAAGTTCGTTTAAAGTCAGCAATGATGAAACCTACTTTGCTACCGAAAATGGAGATGCTTATAATACATTTGAACCCCTAACAGAGGAACAAATAAAAGTTTTAGGGCTATGCGATTAAGAGACAAATTAGACAACATCCTAAAAGAATACATTAGATTGTTTGAGGAAAAACACGAGGTGTTCTTTGATTATGCCGTAGGAGATGATTTAATGGGGCTTTTGTGCTTTGGGGAGTATTTATTTGATGTAAGAGATGTAATCTACGATATAGACAACGATTTACCCAAAAACCTCATCTTCCGATGGCAGGATGATAGTTTTGACAGCCTTAAAAACCCTCAACGCACAAAAATAAACCTCCAATCCTACGCAATGGGATTAAGATTTGAAGATTTAAATAAGTAAAATATGAACGATTCAGCATTTGAAGAAAAAAGAGTAAATCACCCAAGCCATTACAACGCTGGGAGGATTGAAGTAATAGACTTTATAGAAGACCAAAACTTTAATTTCAATTTAGGCAACGCCGTGAAATACATCAGCCGAGCAGGAAAGAAAGACCCAGTAAAGTTTAGGGAAGACTTGGAAAAAGCCATTTGGTATCTTAACCGAGAATTAAAGAAATCTAAATAGAAATATTTTATTAACCACACCCTGCAACCGCAGGGCTTTTTTTATTTATTTTTTACTTGTTATTTTTATTTGTTCTAAATAAAAATAATTCGTATATTTGTGATAATGAATAAGGAAGATAATTTGTTGTTGAGTGTAGCCAGTTATTTAAGGCTTCAATATCCTGCGGTTCTGTTCTGCCATATCGCTAACGAAAGGAAGACAAGCATACAGCAGGGAGCAAAACTCAAAAGACTGGGCGTAAGAGCAGGAATGCCTGATATACTCATATTCCAGCCAAATAAGACTTATTCAGGCTTGGCGATAGAGCTTAAAATAAAGCCAAACAGACCGACCAAAAACCAGTTAGAAGTCTTAACTATGTTGAGCAATAATAATTGGAATACGGCTGTTTGCTACAGCTTTGATGAAGCGAAAAACTTAATAGATAAGCATTTGAAATGATAAGAATAAAACCAAGTAAGCGAAACACAAACAGGCACACCGAAGCGGGTATGGAATTGCTGGAAAATTCCATCAACGAAGTAGGTGTGATAGAAAGTATATCTGTTACCAAGCAGGGAACAATTATTTCTGGACACGCCCGAAAAGAAAAATTTGATAAAAAAGGCTTTGTTCCAAAGGAAATAACCCTTGCTGAAAATGAATATCCTGTAATTGTCCGCAATGATATTGAAGATAATACAGATACTTATTACAAGGCTCAGATATTGGCCAATACCACCGCACATCAAAACTACAATCTTGATGTTGAGGAAATAGAAGTAATCGCTGAGGAATATAACTTAGATTTAGAAGAACTTGGAATAGAGGTAGAAGATGTGGATTTGTCGGATGATTTAGAAACACAATTTTCTAATGAAAATTATTCAGATAAAAATAAAGAAATTAACATAGATGAGTTTGAGGATGAATTGGTCCTAAAACTTAAATACACAGAAGCAGAATATAATATTGTAAAAGAGCAACTATTAAAAATAGCACCAACGCCAGAACAGGCGGTTTGGATTTTGATAAATGGAGACAAACATACAGAAGCATAAATTTCCATACCAATGGAATTTAAAGGATGGTTATCCTGCAAAAGGAATTGACCAACACAATTTAAAAGTATTCGGTACTTTCATTTGTGGCGGAGGTTCTTCAATGGGGTATAAACTCGCAGGGTTTGACCATTTAGGAGGTGTAGAGATAGACCCTAAAGTCGCGGAAATTTATAAACTAAATCACAATCCTAAATATCTGTTCATAGAAGACATTAGAGAATTTAACAAAAGGAAAGATTTACCAGAAGAGCTTTTTCATCTTGATATTCTTGATGGGTCTCCGCCATGCAGTTCGTTCTCAATGGCAGGAAACAGAGAAAAAGACTGGGGAAAGAAAAAAAGATTTAGAGAGGGGCAAGCATTACAGACTTTAGATGATTTGTTTTTTGATTACATCAAACTCGCAAAAAGATTACAACCAAAAGTAGTAATTGCAGAAAATGTAAAGGGACTAATCCAAGGCAATGCCAAATCATATGTAAAGAAAATAAAACAAGAATTTGAAAACGCAGGGTATAAAGTACAGTTGTTTTTATTAAACGCTGCAAGTATGGGAGTTCCTCAAAAAAGGGAAAGGGTTTTCTTTATCTGTCAAAGAAAAGATTTGAATTTCCCAGATTTAAAATTGGAATTTAACGAGGTTTCTATTTCCTTTAAAGAAGCAACATCCAAATATTGGAATATTCATGAAAATAATTTAGGCAGCAATTGTTTAGGAAGAGAATATCCATTATTAAAACAAGGAGAATCAAGTAAAAAATATTTCCAATTAGTTAGGATAAATGAAAATGAAGTAAGCCCAACTATAACAACAGGATGTGGACAATCTTCAACGGCTTCAATAGTTCATCCTATACATCCAAGAAAATTTAACAAATACGAATGTTGTTTAGTAGGCTCATTCCCTATAGATTACGATTTTAAGAATATGAAACCCGCATATTTCATTGGTATGTCTGTTCCGCCTGTTATGACCGCACAAATAGCACATCAGGTTTATTTACAATGGCTAAAAAATAAGTAAAATATGAACACCCCACAACATCGCAAACAATGGATTTTAGAGGAATTGAAGAAATCTCCTCTACTTTCACATGGGGAAATGTGGGGTAAATATGGGGTAAAGTGGGGAAAGGGCAAAACAACATTTGACAAAGACTGGAAACACGCCCAAGAAGAACTAAAAGCATGGCAAAAATCAATCAATGATAAAGTAATAGAGGAAACTACCAAAACAGAAATAGAAGCGAGAAAAAAGGCTGTTTTGACAAAAGTAGAAGCACTGGCTATTTTATCAGAAATTGCAAGAGGCACGGCAAAAAAAGTGGGCGACCAAATCCTTATTCCATCCTTTCAGGAAAGGAAAGGCGCTATTTCAGAATTAGCCAAAATGGAGGGCTGGAATGCAGATACCAAGTTAAAGGTATCGGGCGAAATAAACACTATGCCGACCGCTATCCAAGTAGAAATAATCTTACCAGAGGATGAAGATTAAGTTTTTTGTGATTTTTCATTTTATTAATTTTAAGTTTTAATCGCCTCGCAGAAATGTGGGGCTTTTTAAATTAGAAAATATGGACAAAAAAATAAAATTCAAGGCCTCCAAAGTGTTTGCCGAAGTGTGGGGGGCTTTAAATGAAAAGATACCCAACGGAAACACTACGCAGCACAAATATAAGCTTATCATTGAGGAGGGCAGTTCAAGAAGTTCCAAGACTTGGAGTAACTTCCAAGTGCTTTATAATTTTCTTGCAAACAATCCTATTTCCTCGGCAACAGTATTGAGGGACACACAGAAGAGTTGCAGGGATATTGTGGAGAAAGATTGGAGGGAATGGCTGAAAGACCCACAGGTAAGGAAGAAACAATTTGAACGAGGCGAAATAACCATAGAGGAGTTGGATGCTTATCTTGAAGAAGAAAACCTTTATCAGTATCTTGTGGAGAACAAGACCAATCACACTTGGACTTTTAGGAATAATGGCAACATCTTGCGATTTACAGGATTGGATGATGAAGACGAAGCAATGGGTATGACCCAAACTATATGCTGGATAAATGAGCCTTACAACTTCTCGGAAGAAGTATATCGGCAACTTGCCCAGCGTTCCAAGGTTATCATTTTTGACTGGAATCCGAAGCAAAACCACTGGATTGAAAAGGAGAAGCTAAAAGAGACCACCTATGTGAGTTATTCTACTTTTAAGGACAATCCGTTTATTTTGCCTGAACAACGGATGCAGATTTTATCCTACCAGCCGATAAAGTATTGCGATGCTGTGATTTCCAAAACCCTCAACGAAAACAGCGCTAAAACCTACGATTTAGAGGCTAATCCTTTAAATCTTACACTAAAACAAATCAAGGAATTAAAAAGATGCAGATACAATGAAGATGTAGGCTCTGCTTCTGAGTATCATTGGCTTGTTTATGGTCTTGGGCAAAAGTCCGAGAAACCGAATAAGATTTACAAAAATTGGAAAGTAATAAGTCTCAATCAATATAACGAGGTCGCAAAGCACGGCTACCGAAAGTATTATGGTTTAGACTATGGTTTTGCCAATCCTACCGCCTGCGTGGAAGTGATGTATGATGGCGACAAATCATTCTACATTCGCCCACTACTCTACAAGCCGATGAACCAAATGGAGGGAACACTCGGCGAACATCTTAAATACGCTGGTGTTCCTATTGGAAATGTAACCTTTGTTTGGGCTGATAGTGCAGACAGAGAGCCGGGGAGCGAAATAAGTCTAACCAATGATTTGCGAACGCTATACGCAATCAACGCTGTGCCGACTTCAAAACCAAGTTACAAGGCAAGGTTTGATTTTATCAATCAGGCACGAATATACTATGTAGATGATGGCGATTTTGATAATGAGTATCAGAATTACGAATACGAATTTATCAACGGACAACCTACTGAAAAACCTATTAAAAAGAACGACCACTACATGAACGCCACCGAGTACTGCATTTGGGGGATAAAGGAATATCTTGGAATAATGTTTTAAGTTAAGGGAAAATTTTTTGAAAAAAAGTTGTAGAAATATTTGTTTATTATACAAATGTTTAATATCTTTGTAGTGTAATAATTAAAGAATCAGACATGAAAAAAGAATTAACAGAAAAAGAATGGGAGCTAATAGAAACCATTAGAAATTTTAAAAAGATTTATCCACCATCTATTGAATTAGAACTTTATATTTATGCACTATTAGATAGGTTGATGGATAAAGACAAAAAAGAGTAACCCAGCCCCGAAAGGGGCTTTAAAAAATAAACATTATGGAAATAAAAGCAAAAAAAGAAAGTATGAAAAATCAGATGTGGGATATTATAGTAGATGTTTCTTGGGCACAAATCTCACAGAAATATTTCGGTAAATCCCGTTCATGGTTAAGTCAAAAACTTACAGGAATAGATGGAAACGGCAAAGAAACAGAATTTACGAATGAGGAAAAGGAAATACTAAAAGGAGCATTATGTGACCTTGCAAATCGTATTCGTATTTGTGCCGACAAAATATAGGCTCTGATTCTATTATTACAACAGCCCTGCACCTTGAGCCTAAGTGCAGGGCTTTTTTTATTCAAAGGTGTCGTCAAAAGTCTTGTCAAAGATTTTTCTTCCCCATTTAGAGTTTTTGATTTTCCCTTTTATAGTCAATTCATTGGTGCCTTTATCGTATTGCAGGGCTTCCATGCCGAACGGATAGATGCTGTAAGTTTCGCCACTAATATAAACATCTATATATCCTCTGCTCGGTATCTTCTCCCCTGTGTAGATATCCTCGCCTATTCGCCAACGATTGTAGAGATTGTAGAACTCCTCAAAGGTTACATTCGTGAGCGTTACCTCTATGTTTTCCGTTCCGAACAGCACACGGCTTGACCTCCTTAACCTTTCAAGGCTGATATTTTCATTTAAAACATCTACCTCACTCGGCAGGTGTGGGATTTTATCCGTATCAGGCTCTACCTCTGTTTTGCCGTTGTTCTTGTAGTTCGTTACGATGATATTCTCGCCATTAGGTTTCTTGGACAATCCACCACCAAAGAGAGGAAACCACCTTTTCATCTGATACTTCGGATTGTGGTAAAGATTTACGGCTGTTCGTTTGTTTTTCACGCCCTCGGCTGAAATAAAGCCGTCCGTAGCTGTGGCGTTTCTGTTCTTGATAACATCGGTCAGGGTGTGTTCTATCTTGGTAAGGATAGTTCCCTGCTCTATTCCTGCTCGTTTGTCAAGGGTCAGCGTGTGGGACTTGATAGCGAGTATTGTATATTCTCCTACATTCAGCCCCTCTACGATTTTTATTTTCTCTCCTACTTTGAAAGGCAGGGTATCCCAAGGCGATTTTGAGGCTGTAAGTGTCAGCACTCCTCCTGAATCCGAGTGTATAATATCAGGATAAGAACCTGTATCCACATAACTTCCTGTAATGGTGTCTATCAATACCAAATCATCATCGTTGTCGTTGGTATTGTCGTTGGTATCATCCAATAGGTCTTGGATTTTATACTCATCGATGATAAAGCCTGTGGTTTTGTCAAGTTTCTTCTTAACGGACTTTATCGGCGTGGAACACTCCATTTTGGTGTTGAAGTTAAAGATATCCCCTTTCTTTTTGGTGGAATATTTCTTTGTGCCGAATATTAGGTTGTTGTAGCTTATATCCTTGTCGTTTTCTATGGTCAGGTTTTCTTGAACAAAGTCCTTACTTGTCAGGTCGTACGCCTGAACATCCTTAAAGAAATAGTCTATATCCTCTACGATAAGTTTATTTTCTATAACATCAAAGCCAAGGGCTAATAGTGGTGCTGCTCCCTCGTAGAATAGCGATTTGAACGAGGTGTTTATTTTCTCCTCGCCTAAAAAGATATTCGCCACGCCACGCAGGAAAGACCCTGTTGCTACATATTGATTGGCATATTTGCCACCATCTGAAAGAATATTTGAAACCAGTCTTATTTGTCCATCGGAATAATTTTCTGCCACTTTGTCAATAGCATCAAAAAGGCTTACCACTCTGGACTTCCTACCTAGTTTGTCGATGCTGGAGGATATCTTAAGGCTCGTGTGCGACACTTTGCCTGTAATAATGAACTCTTTGTTTCTTATATCACTATGTGGCATGATACCTATCTTTACTGTGCTGTTTGCAGGTAAATCACCTATTGCCCATCCTTCATTGACAATGTTCATTTCTGAATAGTTGCCTATATCCGTGTCTCTGCTGGATTTTAAAAATATTGTATTTGAGCCGTGTGGAGTTTCTATCAATAAGGCGATACTAAAAGAAAAAGGCTTGTAGTTTTCTCTATATCCTTTATTATCCCCGTTATATAGCGGATTATATCCTTTTTTGATGCTGTATGACCTTGCTTTGAAATGCAGATTAGAAATTGAAAACACTACATTAGAGAGTTCATTTCTTGTATGAAATAGGGTGTTTTGCCCCCAATATGTTATCTCGCCGTGTTCATACATATAGCGTGGATATTGAGCCGCCCACGCAGGGTCTTGCAGTTCTTCCCTTGTAATGCTTGCTTTCCAATCGCCTCCATAAAGAGGAATATTTTCCCCTAATTTAGAGTCTTCACTTCTATTGAATTTTGGAAATACCCAAGTCTTTGGCGGTATAAATTTAATATTTGAAACTATCTTTTGATACTGAAACCAAGGGTCAAGGTTTTTATTTCCAATACTTTTTTTATAGTTATACCAGTCGTAATTTTCTCCGTAGTCATTCATCCACCACGCAGTCTCTATTTTCTCTTCCTCTGCCTTTAAAACGATTTCACGGCTGCCTATCGGGTCTATTTGGTTTTCATCTAAATTATTTGTGGCGAATAGGTTTATCGTGGTGTCCTCACGAGTGTAGAACTTATTTTGTGCTTCTCTTTTCTTGATTTCGCACTCTATCACTCGTTGGCTGCTCTCATAGGTCAGCTGGTATTTGTTTAGGTTAATTTCAAAGCCGTTGCCTAAAATATCCTTTTCCACGCCGTTACGCACGATGAACCATTTGAATATAATCTGTCCATCGCCTCCCTGCTCATCATATACGCCTTTGATGATGTTAAAGGCTTCCTTATCGTTGTATTCCAATATCTTTATCTTGGAAGTTTCACCAAGGATAAAGTTATCAATGTTGTAATAAGTTTCATTCACATCGATGCTAATATCCAAAGCATCGAAGCCATCAGGCTCTTGTATCTCGTGTGTTCCTGCAAATTTCCCTGTAAGCACTTCTAATCGGAAAACCTGCCCAATTCCGCTTTGGTATTGTATATTCTTAATCCCTTTCATTTCCTCTTATTTTAATGATGTTTTTGGTTTTCTTTACTCTACTTACTGCCACTGGTATTTGTCCGCCTTTTTGGGTGTATATGTAGCCGTTTAATTCAAATACGCTGGTTTTGTCATACTTTCTCATTACTCGGTCTTGCTGTTCGCCTATTTTAGAGGCTAATTTGTCGTAGTCTATTTTTTCATTGACAATAGTAACAGGCGTTACATTTCTCATTGCTAATTTTTTAAATACATTATCGCCAGCGACTGGCACATCTTGTAGATTGTTTAAAATGCCCTTTGTTTCGGAAGCGGTATATACAATATCGCCCTCATCCAATTTAGTAAGCACTTGACCTCTGTTACTTCCGAGCGTTTTAATATTACCTTTTTTATCGGTAATCATTTCCGCTCCTCGTTCCTGTGTCCATGCTATTTCTTCTCTTCCGCCTTTTCTTCCTACGAAATAGTGAGGCACTGGGTCTTTACTCATAATCAAACCAGCTTGTAATGCTCCGAAAGAAAGTGCAATTCCAGCAGGAATAAGACCAGCAGGAACACCCCATTCGGCTAATGTTTTTGCAGCTGCCGCTGCCGCATCTATCAGCACCTGTTGAGCGGAAGCTCTTTGTTTTGCTCTTGCCTTTTGGGCTTCCATCATTTTTTCTCTTTGTGCCTGTTGTTCTTTGATTACCATCGCTTCATCTTCCAAGGCGTTACGCTCGGCTATTTGGTCGGCAGTTAATACAGAAAGCCTATTAAGAGCATCTAATCTGCTGTCAATAAAGCCAAGTTCCATTTCTGTTCTGCTTCTTTGTGCTTCCATTTCTTCGTTAATGGAGGCGATGTTCTGCTCTGTTTGTTCCTGTATTAGCTGTTTCCCAAATCCAGTAATTATATTCACAGCGGATTCTGCAATGGCTTTCCATTTTTCAGCATCATTTTCAAACTTTTTACCGAACTTGTCCGCATTGGTACTAATAGCGTTGAACATTGCAGAAAACTCATCAGCAACGCTGTCCAGTCCTAAATTTCTAAATCCTTTGGTCATGGTTTCCTTTATGGCGGAGAATTTCTGAAGAATATAATCCGTCTCCAGCTGGTTCTTTTCTCTTTGGTTGCTGGTATTGTCTGCTTCAGTTTTAGCAATACTTGCTTTTATTTGCAAAAGCTTTTCCTCTTGGGCGTTGGTTCGTTCCTCTATGCTGAGTAGTTCTGCTTCTTCTAATTTTAAGGATTTTATTTTCTCATCGTTTATCTTTCTTTGAATATCCAACTCTAATGATTTCAATAGATATTCTTTTTGTGAGGCTGAAAAAGAATTATCATTTAAAATAGCCTGTTTCTGCTCTTCCTTGCTGATGGATTGCAGGGTTTCAAACTTCTTCTGTTGGGCTTCTAAGTCGCTGATAACAGCATCTGGCATTTTTCTTCGGTAGTCATCATTCTGTAAATTCAGACTGGTTATTTTATTGTCTTTTTCTTCTTCTATGCTTTCATAATCCTGTTTGTATTTCTTTGCAAGAGCTACTCTTTCGTTGTAGAATTTTTCTGTTTCATCTATTATCAAAGCGTTGGTTACCATTAGATTACTTAATCTTTCGGTTTCTGTGCCGTATTCATTTTTTTCGTATTCTGCTTTTTGGTTTTGCAGAGCCTCCAATCTTAATTTTGATAAGGCTTCAAGGCTTTTGGCTTCGTAATCGTAGATTTCTTTATTTGCTTTCTGTAATTCCTGCGCTGCTTTCAGTCTTACCTGTCCTTTTATCTTTTGTTCTTTGGCGCTGTTGCCTTTCAGGAGGTTTTGGATTGCGGTTGCGTATTCTTTGATTACTTTTATTCGCCCCTCTTGATATGCTTTTTCGCCTATTTCTCCTCGTTTTTCTTCCAGTTCTGCGAGTTTATTATCTCTTTGTGCTTGAAGCCTGTCAATAGCATCTCGCTGTTCTTTTGATAAATCATCTTTTTTCTTGTCTTTATTGTCTTTTACACCGATGTCAAGGTCTAATCCCTTTCCATAATTTGCAGCATTTTTTAGAAATTGTTTTGCGATATCTTCTTGTGCTTTAGCATCTTTTTCGGCTTCCTCTATTTCTTTTTTTCGTTCATTGCTTAATTTTTCTCTTCTTGTTTTCATATAATTAGCCGAAGCACTACCGCTTCCATCATCTCCAAGCATGGCAAACCCAGAGAAAAAACCATCTTCTTTCATTCTGTCTTCTACTTTTTTCTGTCGTGCCAGCTCTGCTTTTATCATTGCTTCTGATGCTTTATCAAGGGCTAAATTAGCAGCCGCTTTATATAGCGTTGCTTTGATGTAATTATCTGCATTTTTGGTTAAAATCTGTTCAGCTTCGTTCAGGTTTTTGGCTGTTCCCATCACTTTACCAAGGCTGTCATTGTATTTTTTAAGCGCTTTATCCTTGTTGATTACGCCCTCTTTGGCTAAATCAAAGATGTTTTTCATCTCGGAAACATCTCGCACGGCTTTTTTATAATCGGAACTTTTAAAGGCTTCGTTTAGTGTTTTTTGGCTTTCTGCCATTTTGTCTATGGCTTCTTTGCCTGAAAATAAACTTTTTGCCCATTTCCATATATCCGCACCATACATAGTCAGTAAGGTTACACCAACGGAAAGGGCGGTATTCCAGCTTAAGAATGCCCCTGCGAGTTGCCCTAAAACACTTTTAGTTTTTTGTCCCTGTGCTTGTAATTCTTTGTTTTGCTTCATTATTGAGCTGATGGAATCAAAGAAAACAGGCAAGTTGTTAGAGATTGCCATAAACCCAGTTTGAACGCTGTTTGCAAACGCTGGAGCTTCCCTTGTGAGCTGGTTAATAGAGTTTTGCAATGGATTGAAAGCAGAAGCATAGTTTCCTACATTTCTCTGATGTTTTCCCATAGAAGCATCAACGGCTTTCAA